TGGCGTCCTTCCTACATTCAAACCATGAAATATTACTTTTGTGTTGTTGTAACACACACTTGTCCACCATTTACAACAACATTTCAGGGTAGTATGGAGGTTCAGAACAATTGGTCACCCCATGGATCCAGATTAGAATACTACATACAACAACAGAAGGGATTTTTAGATGTCGTTTAAGGGAATGAGTCGTCAAGGCGACATGACAACAGGGCATGGATGCTATTCACCTGTCATTGGTGTGTCAGCATCTCCTAATGTAAAGATAAATGGACGTTTTGCACATAAGGTAGGAGACACATTTACACCTCATAGTTGTGGAACTGACGTTCATAGCGATGTTGCTACTGTTGGTAGTTCAACTGTACTAATAAATGGGACTGGAGCAATGCGTTTGGGTGATTCTTTAACACCTGGTGGCACTATGGCAGGTGGATCATGGAACGTTTTTGCAGGATAAGGGATTGTGTGCTATAATATTGGAGTCAAATCGATTAAAACATGGCAAAAACAGTAAGAGTGGGTATTAGTGGTGGTGACTTTATAGAGTCAAAACCAAAAAAGACTCGTCAAGGGAATGGTAAGCACACGAAGTATGCCGCGACTTCTCGTAATAGAAAGAGTAAAGTATATCGTGGTCAAGGTAGAGGATGAGTGAACCTATCACCCCAGAGTCAAGTGCAAGAATATGTAATCATATGAATGATGATCATCAAGATGCAGTTGACTCTTATGTAAAGAACTATGGTACATCTGCAAAGATGACTAAGTTAACTCCTACTTCAATGGAGATAACAGTAGAGGTTCCATTTGATCATGTCTTGCAAGACTGTTCGGATGCTAAGAAGACATTAGTTAATATGATTAAATAGTACATCCCTTAAAAAAGCAATGGTGATTAAAGTGGACAAGTCAGAAGGCTTTATCAAAAGTGGTAAAACTCTTATCACTGAAGTTCAGAGTGACCGCTATATGCGGAAGCAAGGAAAAAGAAAAGACGTACAAGAAGAAGAACTCTTTGACAAAGAAGATTATTGCGAAGGTGAGTTTATACCAGGCTTTCACGACTAGTGATAAATAGAAACAGCCAATGCTGTGTCTAGATGCCCTCCTTTCAGACATTTAAAGATCTGAGTATTACGTTTAAGAAACATCCTGTATCAGATGATCTAGTACAGGTGAAAGATAAGGCAGCTATCTTTCAATCGATAACTGCCTTGCTTCTGACTAATAAAGGGGAAAGACCATTCAAACCTGATTTGGGGTCTGGCATTAGAGAATCATTATTTGAACCATTGGATTATGCTACTGGTGGTTTAATCAGAGGACAGGTTATTGATTGTATTAACAGATACGAACCAAGAATCTCTCTTGATAATGTAATAGTTGAACCTGATGATTTAAACAATGGATACAATGTAGAGATCTTCTTTACTATTGTAGGAAGAGATGATACACCAGAGGCGGTAGAATTCTTCTTAGAGCGTACACGATAATGCCTTATACACAGGTTGCCAACTTAGACTTTGAAGATATCAAAGCATCTCTTAAAGATTACTTAAGAGCACAGTCGGACTTTAGTGACTATGACTTTGAAGGTTCTGCTTTAAGCACCATCATAGACACACTTGCCTATAATACCTATTATACGGCGTTTAACACTAATATGGTAGTCAATGAGTTATTCATTGATTCTGCCACCTTGAGGGACAATGTAGTAGCGATTGCGAAGCAGTTAGGGTACAGACCCAAATCAAAGACTGCACCTACAGCATATATCTCTTTTGATGTAAATTATTCTCAAGCAACAAACGATAAAGAACTCCTCCTGAAGAAAGGAACTGGTTTTGTAGCAAATTATGATAACACTCTATACAGATACGTTGCCTTAAACGATGCAAAAGGGCAAGTATCTAATGGTGTTGCAAGTTTTAGTGAAGTACCTGTTAAGGAAGGTGCATTGATTACAGACACTTATACAATTAATAGTGCTTCAAAGAATCAGAGATTCATTCTTGATAACCCAAATATCGATAGTAATACAGTTCAAGTAAAAGTATTTCCTACTGGTAGTTCATTTAATGAACCATATTTGGTAGCAGATAACATTTTGAACGTTGATGGTAATTCAAAAGTCTTCTTCCTTGATGAAATTGATGATGACAGATATGAAATTATCATGGGTGATGGCACTCTAGGTAAGAAATTAGAGAATGGAGCAAATATGGAGGTATCATATCTTGTAACAAATGGTCCTGCATCCAACAGTGTACGTACATTTGTCTTTAGTGGTGTCCTAGAGAACCCTCAGGGGGTTACACCACCTTCATTTACCACTTCTATCACAAACGTTATTGCAGCGTCTGGAGGGGAAGAGCAAGAGAGTACATCAAAAATCAAATTTAATGCACCTAAGTCTTACGGAGCACAGGATAGAGCAGTAACTGCTGATGATTACGGTGCCATTGTACGTAATGTCTATCCTGCTACTAGTGACATTATTGTATTTGGTGGAGAAGAACAAGAACCACCTATGTATGGTAAGGTATTCATTTCATTGAAACCAACTGATGCAGCATACTTAACGTCAGTTACTAAGAAGCAAATCATTGCAGATCTTAAGAAGTATGTTGTTGCATCTGTAGAACCAGTAATAGTTGATCCTTCAATATTGATTATCGAACTCAATAGCAAGGTTTATTACAATAGTTTAATCACAGATGCTACACCAGCACAGATTAGAGACAAGGTTATTGGTTCTGTACAGTCATACCTTGACACTTCTGACACAGAAAAGTTCAACGGTAAGTTCAGACATAGTAAAGTTGCTGGTGTGATTGATGATACAGATCGTTCAATTAACTCCAACCTTACTGATGTTACAATGAGAAAGGATTTCTATCCTCAACTCAACTCAACATACTACTATGAGATTTGTTTCCAGAATGCATTTGATTTAGAGTGTGATGAACCTGTCCTGTCGTCAACTAAGTTTAGGGTCACTGAGTATCCTAATTTTGATGTCTATATTGAAGACAGAGATGGCAAAATTGTCCTATATAGACTAGACTCTTCTACTGGCGAAAAAGTAGTCCTAGACGATAATGTTGGGGATATTAATTATGAAAAAGGTGAACTTCAACTATATGATATGACAATCATCCTAGGATCATATTTTGATAATCGTATTTCAGTAAGAGTAAAGCCTAGGTCAAAAGACGTTAAGGCACTCCGTGAAGTTTACTTAGATGTAGACGTTGCCAATTCCTCGTTCACTGCATATAAAGAGTAGTTAAATGACCGTCAAGACAAAGAGAATTTCAACTCTTATTGAGACACAACTTCCAGAATTCATCACTACTGAGTATGAACTTTTTAGTAAGTTCATACAGAAGTATTATGAAGCTCAGGAGGTACAAGGCGGTACTCTAGATGTAATCAGTAATATCCAGAAGTATGCAGACATTGATTACTATGAACAGAACCTTCTTAAGCAGAATGATGTTCTAGTATCTAATATTTCAGATAGTGACACAACCATTGTTCTAGAGGATGCCTCTTCATTCCCTGAGCAGAATGGTTATATTAAAATTGATGATGAAATAATCTTTTATGACACTCGCACTGATACTACCCTAGAAGGGTGTGTAAGGGGTGTTAGTGGTAATACCTCCCTAGGAGACCTATATGAGTCTTCTGACTTTAATAGCACTGATGCAGCAGCACACAGTGGAGGTAAGAAGGTACATAACGTTAGTAACCTCTTCCTCTATGCATTTGTAAAGAATTTTGAGAGTCAGTACCTAGGATCATTCCCTGAGAAGTATCTTAAGGGTGAAGTAGACAAGAGAACCCTTATTAAGAACATTCAGAAGTTCTACAAGTCAAAAGGTACTACTTCTTCCATTAAGTTTATCTTCAATACTATTGTTGCTAAGGATATTGACGATAAACCAGAAATATACAAACCAAGAGATTTTACATACAAGGCATCTGAGTCTGACTGGATTAACATCTATTCACTTAAGGTTAAGGTCATCTCTGGTGATCCAAAGAGTTTAGTTGGTAAAGTAATTAATCAGACTGATCCTTTTGTTCAGGCAACTGTAGATAACGTATTTGAAGATAGTAATGCTGATGGTGAAAGAGTTTGGAATATTGTACTTGCACCAGAGACTGTAACTGGTGAGTTTAATATCTCAACCAAAACAAAATTAACTTCCTCATTAACCGATGGTGCTACACAAGGCGATAGAATCAATGTTGCATCTACTATAGGATGGGACAATATTGGTTCTGTTCTTATTGGTGAAGAGGTTATTGAATTTAGTGATAAGAACATATCACAGTTTGTTATTGAGAAGAGAGGTTCACTTCCATTAACATTCCTAGCAGGTAAAGAGGTATACAAACCTTCTTTGATTCTTGGTGACGGTGTAACATTACTTACACTGGGTATGGTGTATAATATAGCACCTACTACTAGTGAACCATATTCAGTTGTTGGTGATAAGGTACAGGAGTCTGTTCCTGGTTTCCTAACTGCAGATCCACGTATTATTGATATTAATACGAATCAGGTAAGATGGAAACTTAATAATTTAGGACCAGTATCAGTCTCTACAAACCCAGTCATAGCAACGGATCTCAGCGGTGTATCTACCAATGTTTCTGCTATTTTGGAAGATGACCAATATTATTACATTGCTAGTTCCTCATATCCTTCTTATAACATTCTAGATGTTCTAGAAGTTGATAAAGCAGTTAAGGATCAGAAGCAACTTAGAATCCTTCGTAAGAGACCAATCTCAACTACTGAGATCTATAAGACACCATCTAGAGATGTTGGAATACTTATAAACGGTGTACCTGTATATGGTTACAAGGATTCTGAATCTATTCGCTTTGGTGTACTTGAGTCTATTAGAGTTGATAATAAAGGAAGAAACTATACTGTTCCTCCTTTTGTATTAGTTGATGGTTTAGCTGGTAGAGCAAATGCATTCCTTATTGGTAATGTTATTGATCGTATTGAAGTAGATACCACAGATATTTTTCCACAGACACCATCAATAGAAGTAACCTCTGGTAGAGGTGGTAAGGCAACTGCTGTTGTTACAGGTGGTGAAGTTACTAGTATCACTCTTGATGATCCTGGTAAGTTTTATTCAGCACCTCCTACAGTTAGAATTGTAGACTTGGCAGGTAAAGGACGTTTTGCTGAGTATACTACTGAGGTTAATACTGCTGGTCAGATTACATCTATTAATAAAGTTGCTGGTGGTACACTTTATTCACAAGCAAATATTCAAGTTGATATTATTCCAGTTGGTTCAGATGGAGAAGCAACACCTTTGCTTAAAGAATGGATAAAGAACAGGTTTGAGAAGTATAAGGGAGTTATGGATACTCAGTATGGTTTCCTTTTTCCTAACTCTAACCTTTCATTGGCCAATGGTTATGCTCAATTAGCAAACCCTAAGAAACTTAGAGTTGAATTAGGTGATAACTTAGACAGTGCTGATTCAGAACCAACAATTAAGACTCACTCACCTATCATTGGTTTTGCTTATGATGGTAACCCCATATATGGTCCATTTGGTTATAGTGATCCACTAGATGCTACATCAACACCTATAAGGATGACTTCTAGTTATTCTTTACGTGGTGACAGGGATCTTGGTCCTAGTGAAACAGATTACCCATTAGGTTCATTTATTGATGATTATAAGTATAGTCATAGAACTGGTTCACTGGATGAAAACAATGGACGATTTTGCGTTACCCCAGAATTTCCAGAGGGAACTTATGTTTATTTCCTTACTGTTAATAGCAATCAAGTACCGCAATTCCCCTACGTTGTAGGAGATAAATTCTATTCACTACCTGTAGACAGTAACTACAATTCCGATATAAGTCAAGATGATATTCCTAAAAAATCAAAGAGACTTAATGTTGCTGGAATGCAAGGTAATGGTGAAGGTCTAATTGCAGAAATTGGTGCTGTATCTTCAGGTATTCTTGATAGTATTGAGATTCAGGATTCACATAATAATTTCTCTATTAACAACAAATTATACTTTGACAACACAGGAACTGAAGGTGACAGTGCAGAAGCATTAGTCTCATCTGTGACTGGTGAGAATGTTCAATACCTTGAATGTAAAGAAAACAGAGTTGTTAAGTTAACAACCATACAAAGTGCATATCTATTTGCTGATGATACTTTAAGACAACCAGCCTCTGGTGCTTCTGGTAGTATTGTTGGTACAGTTAAGGGAGATAATGTTATTGTTCTTCGTAATGTTGTTGGAACATTCAATAACACAGGAACTTTCTCTGCAGATATTAAAACTTTCACTATTACTGTAGATCAGGATAGTAACTATACAATTGGTGCAGTTTTAAGACTTACTGATGGTGTTAATGCACCATATGCAACTGGTGAAGTTTTAGAGTCCACCAGTAAGCAGAATACTGTTAAGATAAAGGTTCTTACTGGAACTTGGGAAATTAATGATGATTACTTCATCCAGTCAAACAACCTATTCAACACATCTGGTTCTAAGGTAGTTTCACTTGTATCAATGAGTGATGGACTAGAACCATTTGATGTAAATCAAAGTGTTGCTTTAATGGAGACTGATGTTAATCATGGTCTTGCTATTGGTGATGAAGTAACTATTGATATCCGTCCTAATGATGCAACTAAGACTAAAGACTATTATATAAGAAAAAGATTATATCAGACTGCAATTATTAGAGAACCAAGTAATTCTAGTACCATTGCATATAATGGTATTGGCAGATTTACTATCCTTAATGGTGGTGCTGATTATACTGAAGGCACATATACTAATGTTCCTCTTACTAGTGGATCTGGTACAGCAGCAACTGCAGATATCACTGTTTCTGCAGCAGGTATTGTATCAGATATTCAACTATCTGATGGTGGATCTGATTATCAGAGAGGAGACTACCTTTCAGTAGATGATGACGAACTAGGAAGGTCTGGTGCTTCTCAGAGCACTGCTAGGTTGACACTGTATGTTGACCACTCTGGTGTATCTCGTACTTCTACTGCTATTAGAGTTGCAGATCCTAAAGGATTCGCTGTAAATGATAAGATACAGGTTGGTAGTGAGATTATGCAAATTGTTGCTATTAATGGTAGCGATCTATCAGTAACAAGAGAATTAGAAGGAACAGAAAGAGTAGATCATTACAATAATGGTTTGGTTACTCTATACAAACCAACTTATAATTTTGATGCTGGATTTAGTATTAGTAATTTAATAGGTTCTGGTACTATTCAATCATATGACCGTGATACTCAAACAATTACTTTAATCTATGATTATGATGTTGATAAGATAAGTGCTGATGAACTTATCAATAGTACAACCTTCTTTGATTCTTCTTCTCCACAAAGACTGGTATCAATGGAGTCTGTGTCTGACTTAGAGTTCAAATTTGAATTCTCAGAAGACAATAGTACATTTGTACCAAACCCAAATATAGATTTACAAGAGTTCTATAGGTATAAGTTTGATACATCACATACTTCATTACAGGGAACTAATTTTGATATAAGTCCTAGTAAGAGTTTTAATATCATAACTCTAGAAAAACTTGAAAGTGATGTATTACCTGGTAATGTTGGATCATATACTGAAGTTAAGTTTGGATTCGGTCCTAGAATTGAAGAAAATGACTACACTAATAAAGTAGGTACGAATTTCACATACTTTTACTATTTCGATAGGAATGATAAGGTAAATGCTGAAGGTTCATACTTCAAAATTACAAATGATCCTTTGCAGGGTGTAAAGAGACTTGGATATGTCACCCCAAATAGATTTGTTTATGATGTACCCACAGAACCACTATGGGATGGCTCAGGGCAAATTTCGTATACTAC